GAGTCACCACCAGCAAAGGCGCTGTTGAAGCCGTTGTTCAATACGTTAGCAGCTTTTACTTGCTTTGTGTACGCCATAGCGCGAGCTAATGCTTTAGTGTAGCGACCAGACAATGAATCATACAAGTTGTCTTCGATAGCCTCTTCAGTCAAGCTGAAGCCTAAAGCGATTGTTTCGTGTGTATAACGAGCTGTAAACGCTTCCTGTGCGTTGTCATATGCCAATGAAGAACCTTCGTTCTTTACTGGAGCGGCACTAAAGCCTGACAACTTAGTTTCTTCTTCGAACGAACGCTCAGAAGTCTCTGTATCGTAGATTTCTTTGTGTTGTTCACCGTATGTTGCGTACTCAAGTCCGAACAATGCGTTCAATCCTGGTAATAGCTCTTTTAAGAGTTGTGCGCGTGAAATAGCCATTTATATGCTCCTTAAGAGAGGTTATTGCCAAGTGTAACTTCTAATTGTGGCTGATTTAGCTTAACGATAACTTCACGGAAGTTAGTTGCGTTAACGGCTGTTTCAGGAACAACGTCGATTACACGGACTGGAAGAATCGCTGTATTAGCAGCGGAACCTGATATTACTGACAAACCTGAATTACCTGTGGCGTTATTACCTGTGCCAGTAGCAATTGCCATGTTTGTACCTACAACTGCACGTGTTACAGAAGTAACAACGCTTGTATTGCCAGATGTAGTAACTGCGGCTTTAAACGCAGCTTGTGGGTCCAATACTACAAACGCAATAGCGCTTGTAACGCCAGTTGGGTAGTATTGAGCTTGCACAGTTTGACCTGAGCTGTTTACATATTGGCAACCTACAAACACGCCCAAAGATGGTTGTGCTGTAACGTTATCGCCAATTGCTGATTTTTCTACTACGCCACCAACGACTAGTTTAACAATGTCACCGTTGTAGATTGCTGTTCCGTATGCAGATGTAATTGGAATCTGACGGATAGCGCCGGCATAAGGCATGCCGTCTACACGATTAATTGCTTGAAAGCCGTAGGGAGCAGAAACGGTTGGATAAGCCATTTTTAAAACTCCTTAAAATTAATAAAATTATTTACCTTTACCAAACGACGTTGTGGATTTCTTTTCTGCGAAAAGGGGCATCCTTGGGTCGTTATCTCTCATAAAACTATTGTCTACAGCTCTCGTTTGGGATTCGGTAACGTTTGCATAATGGTCATTACGCTGTTGAACGAACTCCGCCGGAGTTTTGCATAACAATAATCCGCCAATCTCAATGTTGTCTTTATAACGACTTGAGGGGTCAGCTAGCAGTTTAAATTTTGGTTGTTCTTCAATACGAACAGGCTCCCAGCCTTCTCTCATCTTTGCAGATAAATTACGGGGGTCAGCGTTGTTTAGTGTTGAAACACGAATCCAGCGATAAGCGAAACCAGCCTGTTTGTCGGGCTCAGGGAGAAGGTCTGCAGGCATCCACTGTTTAGGACGCTCGGTTATTTCACGGGTTTCTAACTCACGAGTTAATCTGTTTTCAGCCATTTCGGGCCTCCATTTTTAAAAGTTCACGGGCATATTGCTCTGGTGTAAGTCCTAGTTTGCGTGCTAGAGCTATCTGGCTTTGCTTCAAACGAATTTGTTTAGAACTCGTACTCCGCGTTGCCGGCGCTACAACCGTGCTTGGTTTAGTTTTTGTTTGAGTTTTTTGTGGCTCATCCTCTACATCAACCTTTGTTTGTGGTTCCAAAGTATCAAAATACTCTGAAAACACCTTACGCATTTCTTTGTCAATGCGTTGGAAATATTGGTCAGTACCAACAAACGTCTTGCCGTACTCATCAATCAATTCTTCATGCAGTCCTAGAGCATAAGCAGTCATTGACTTTTTGGGGCCAAACCACTGATTCTTTTCGGTCCACTGCTGGGTTTTTGTGTCCGGCGCAATGGGTTTTTCCTGCAATTGAGGTATTTGTACCTCATTTTCTTCGTCTTGTAAAGTACTTGGACGGAAATTTTTTACTTTATCTGATTTTATTGCAGCATTGTTTAGTTTAGCCTGTGCTTCAACAATGCGGTCAGAGTCTCCGGTTTCTAGTGCTTCTTTGTATCCACGCTTGGCTACTTCAAGCTCTAACTCGGTGGCGTTCTGTACGGTTTCAATGTACGTTTTCTCGCCTGAAGAGTAAGCCTGCTTTAGTTTTTTGTTCTCTTCGATTACTCGTTTTGCTAGGTCAATAGCCTCTTGGCGCTCTCTGTCTGAAGAATCAGCGCGACGACGCTCGTCATGCCAAACCTTCTTCATTTGAACCATTTTTTCTTTGGCTTCAGCGCTGTACTTATCTAGCTCATCGACATCTACTTCAAGCTTTTTGACGGCTTCGATGTCCATTGGCTTACGGCCACGGTCCTCTTCAGGCGTGTCATCGTCAATTTCAATCTCAATTCTGTCTTCTTCAGCTGAAACTGATACGTTTTTATCTTCTTCAAGCTCATGCGGAAACTTAAATTCCTGCATTCCAAATTCGTTATCTTGGGGCATTTTGTGGCTCCTTATTTACGTTTAATACCGCGCGGGTCATCTACAATACCTTCGACTGAGTCGTCGTTAATAATGCGGAACTCTTTACCATGAATGACTAGTCTTGTGCCGGCGTTAGGGCGTACAAGGACAAAGTCACCTACCTGACACCAATCCCCTGTAGGGAAACGACTTGCGTCTTTATAGCAATCAGGGCCTTTTGCAACTACAAATAGCACTGTAGTAAGAACTTCTTCGTATTGCAGGGTTTGGTCTGCTTTTAATATACCGCTGTCGTACTCTTTTTCCTGCTCTGGAATAGCGCATAGGATGCGATAACCAGACGGACGTGGTAATTGTGATGCTTTTTCGTCTGCTGTTTGTGGCAGTTCTGTACCGCTTTGTGTAGCGATAATTAGGTCACTCATCAGAGTTCTCCATAGTTGATTTGAGGTCTGTAACTACTAAACATGCGGCTTCAAGACCTCGTAGTTGTCCGCATGAGTATTTATACTCGTCAAAGGTTGTGCATCCGCCTCTTGCAATTGCGTCTTGCAAAAGATTGATACGTTCACCGTATTTTTCAAGTAATAAATTTAGGATTTGTGTATCCATCATTCACCTTTTTTGTTAGGTTTTTCCATCTGTGCTTGGTTTTTTGCTATTTCAGAACCAATCCGTAGACCTTCAAGCTGTCCTTTAGATGCAAGTTCTGCTTTATCTTTGGCAACTTTGGCGCCAACTTGCATTCCAGCAATTTCTTTCTGGGCTGCAATTCTTTCTCTCTCAATGTCTTGCTGGTCGACTTTGGCGGCAGCGTCAATTTGAAGTTTCTTCTCTTTAATCTCAACTTCCTTAGCTTTAAGCTGCAATTCTTGTTGTTGCAACTGAATAAGTGGGTCTTGCTGCTGTTGTTGAGCCTGTTGTTGCTGTACTTCAGCTTGATTCTTCTGTAATAGCTGCTGACCTGCTTGGGCAGCCCTTTGAGAAATCTGCATCTCTAGCTCACGTGGGATATCTTCCTCATCACCATCTTCACTACGAGGAATCTCAATACCCATCATTTGTTCCATCTGTTTCTTATACTCAAAGCCTAAGTGCTCGGCAATGTGCGCCTGCATAGCAGCACCAATCTGTTGCGCCATTGGTGATTGACCAACTATTTGCATAATCTTAGGGTCTTGCATAGCAGCCATGTGAACGGTGATATGCGCTTGGTGGTCTTGATAGTAGAAAGCCTTGATTGGTTTCATACTTAAAGCATTTTGGTTCTCAGTAACTGGGTCTTCAGGCTTCTTGTCGCCTTCAAGCTTAATTAGTTTCTGAGCATTCTTAATTCCCAACACATCTAGCATCTGACGATGTAGCTGTGCCAAATCATATAGTTGCGGCGCTGACTGGGCTAACTGTAGGGCTGCTTGATACTGAACAACTTTCTGTGACATTGTTGCAGCATTAGGGTCGCTAACAGGGATGACGTCCACCATGTCGTAATCAGACTGCTTGGCACGGCGAGAGCCAATCTCTGGCTCGTATGGGTAGTCGGCTGGTGTGTAATCACGAATGATTTCCTTAAGTAGCTTAAGCTCTTGCTTCATTGAATAGTGCACGCGAGCCTGAACAGCTGACATCACCTTCAATGTTCTTTCCAAGATAGCAAGCGTAGTACCAACTGGTGAGTTGGCTGACATGTCGCTAATCTTCATATCAGCAGCAGATGCGAAGCGACGACCTTCTTCTACGATAGTGCCTAAGAGAGAATAGAGGACTTGCGACGGCTCTTTATAAGGAAGAGGTAATACGTTGTCTCGCATCGTTCCGCTTGGGACGTCGACGTCACGCCATTCTCCTGGGCTAATTGGCGTGTCATCGCCCTTAATTCTAAGTCC